GGGTGTAAGTTGCTGCAAATACTGCAGCCCTAGCGAAAGTTTCTTGTGCATGTGTTTCTTCCTCCCAGAAGTATCTATCTTTTAATGTGTCTAAACTAAATTTATCTAGTTTTTTTTCTTTATCATAATCAATTTGTATACCGAGGTATGGTTTAGTTCCTACTTTATCTTCAACCATTATTATCTCCTTCTATTATTTCTAACAATTTGTTTTCGTACCATTCAGCTTTTTTTAAATCTTCTATACCATTCTTATATCTAAATCTCCAACGATACTTGTGAGAGTTACCTCGTAAGTAGCCAATAAATTCTTCTTTGTTTAACATAGCTTGTATAGAATCTATACATTCTATACCTCCTTGATTATAATGTTTAGGACTATTTACTACATCATTATTAAGTAAGTCTCTTATAGTTTTAGGTTTAGTCATTTTTAAACTCCTTGGGTAAATTAGTTTCTGAGTACCATTTAAATTTATTTTTTTCTGCCCACTCAGCGTGTGTTCTTTTAGTTCCATTCTTTCTTACTTTAGCCTGTGGCATTGGCGAGTAAGGTGTATGAAATAAAAAAATTAATTCTTGATTGTCTTTTAAATTTTTTCTAATCCATACATATTTATTGTATTCGTTGTAATCCCAGAACCTACCTTTAGCTTCTAACAAATATTCTACATTGTCTATAACTTTTATAAAGTCTGGTTCATAATGATGCTCTACTGTGTAAGGAACTTTTTCTGCATGGTGTGACCAATCCTTTAATAAAGATTGGTGTAACATATACTCCCATTTAGAATCGTATCCCTTAGGAATATCTTTTTCAACAGGTCTTATTTTACGAGGTTTTCTATAGCCACTCATAAAAAATCCTTTAGATTAATAGTCTTTAAACTTTTTTCTTTAATTAATTTTTTTAAATTTTGATAAAACCACCTTTCAGTATATGCAGAAACAACTAACTTTCTATTTGCAAAAACATACTTTTCCTTAGGTACAAGCAAGTGATAGTTTTCTAAACTAATTTTCTCAGCTTCTTCTTCATTAAGCAAACTCCTAACCCATTCCATAACTAATTCTTTAGATTTTAATCTGAGCTTTCGTGATTGTTTTCCATTCATAATATTTCCTGTACATTAGGTTCTTTTGAAACCTTTGTTAAATAAACATTTCCTTTTGCATAATTAAATACTCTTAATCCTCTGCCTTCATTAGCATCAGAATGACAAGTAAATTTATGAGGACACCAAGAACAATCCATAGGTAATTTCATATTACCGGATGCACCTTCGTTAATTGGAGTATAACATAACTCAGGAGGTGTGTCTTTTTTTATTGCTCTTTTCACAACTTTTATTTTTTCTTTAATATTAGGCTTGTCTAAATCATCTGGTATAAAAGTAGTTAGTTCTCCTGTTTCTTTATTCATTACTAAGAAACCGCCAAACTCAGTACCTTCTGCTTCTTCATAACCAGCAAGTTGAGAGAGATAACCAAAGCTATCTTTCTCACTTAATGTACCGTCTTTAAACTTCTTAAAAGCATAGCCAGAAGCTGTCTTAACATCAACTACTTGACCGTTAATTTTACAATCCATGTGTCCTTTTATACCACTTACTTTAATTTCTTTTTGTTCATCAGTAACTTCGTGTCCAGCTAACCGAACAAAAAATAAAAGCAATACTTCTAATAGATGACCATATAAAAATTTAATTTGTAAGCTAGGAGATATTACTTCTTGAGGAGAATCTTCTTTCATATCATACCAAAGTCTTCTTAAAGGCTTTCCTATGTTAGACATTCTCAATGTATTTCTAGGTTGAGTGTGCGGAGAAGCCCAGTGTTTTAAAGCTTCTGCCATGTCTTTACCGAAAGAATCTAATTGTTCCTCTGATAACTCTAAACCTTCTCCTTCTGAAAGAACGCTTAACTTACTATAAATATCGTCAACCAAAGTGTCTAATTTTTTACTCATCTTTATCTAACTCCTTAAATGCTTTAATTACATCAGTTGAAAATAACTTCTGTAGATTTACTAAGTACATCTTACTTGCATTATTATCCCCACCTGATACTGTTTTAAATGTGTCTAACTTATCAACAATCTTTCTTAACACATCAGTATGAAATACTAGTGTGCAGTATTCGTTATCACCGATACACAGGTTATGAAACCAGTAATCAGATTCAGTAGCGTTAATACCAGAAGGTTTACCCCAAGACTCATATTCAATACAGACATTACCTGTCTTCTGCCATAAGTCTCTTTCAGATTTTACTTCTATTTTTTTGTTAGTTAGCATTTCTGCTATTTTTTCTTCTCTGATTGTACCATATTGTAAGTCAAGGTCAAACTTTTTTCTATCTGCTTTAATGGGTTTCATACCAACTATCTCCTATTTTGTATTCTCCGGTAAGAGGACACCTCATGTTAAAAAATTGTGCTGCTTTCTCTATAGATTCTACACCTAATATACCTGCTCCATGTGCTTGTGTTTCTGGAACTTCTATCTGCCATTCATCGTGAATATTTGCTACAAACTTATAGTTTATTGAATTTAATTTAAGCGTGTCGTTCAGTAAACACAATGCTTTCTTCATCACTATTGCTCCACCACCTTGTAATAAAGTATTAAGAGCAGCGTGTCTATGTCTTAAAATAATTTTTCTACCGTCTAATCCTTTAAGGAAGCCTTTTGTACTCGCTCTTTGTACTCTATCTCCCAGAATCTTAAATGCTGGTGTACCATTAAGAAAGCGTTCTCGCATTCGTTTACCTTCTGCTCTAGTTCCTTTAACAATAGACCCAAGTTTTTCATCTCCTGCTCCGTAGATAAGTGCATAGATGAATGTCTTTGCCTTATCTCTAGATTCAAGTCCTGCAATTTTTTGGTTAGTTGTGTGAATGTCTCCGTTAATGATTTCATTTATATACTCCTCGTCAGCCATATAGTGTGCTAACAATCTTAATTCTAAACCACTTGCATCTATACCTACAAGTTTATTTCCTTCATCTACAACCCAACAACTCCTGCATTCTTTTCCGTAAGGAGAAGATACACTAGGAACTTGAGCCATGTTAGGGTCTCTGTGTGTCATTCTACCTGTAATAGCACCAGTAGGCATGACTGAACCATGTACTCTTTCATCTTCTTTAACAGCATCTATCCATGACTGTACCTGTGCTAATCTTTTTTGGTACAATAAATAGTCTGCTATTAATTTAGCTTCTCGGATATGTGTTATTTCTTTTAGAGTTCCTTCATCTACTATAGGTTGTTTGGTAGGTGTAAACTTTTTAGGCTTCCAACCAAAAGAAATTAAATATTCTCCTATTTGTTTTCTACTACCAAGATTAAATTCTTGTAAAGACTTTCTCATAAAGGGAGAATAATTTTCTGACTCTAATAAATCTTCATACTCAAATTTCGTTAGACCTGATTTAGAAAGAGTACCGTCTTTTTTAAATTTAGGAGTTACTAACTTATCATCAACCCACCTTGGTTTAAATGTTTTATGAACTTCATTCTCAACATCTGTAATTTTATTTTGCAACTCGCTGGTTAAAAACATTGCTTGTTTTAAATCAAACTTAAAACCATTTTCTTTTTGCTTGGTTAGTATGTCTGCCACATAGTGTTCTATGTTAACAGACTCTTTAGAAAAACCCATGCCTTCTCTTTGTAAAGCTGTAAACAATTTCTTATTTACTTTCACATCTTGTATACAATACTTAAGCATTTCTTCTGAGTAAACTTTAAAGTCTGGCTGTTGTCCTTTAGCTAGACCAAGTCTATAGCCCCATTTTTCTAAGCTATGTCCTCCTTCTCTAGCAGGATTAAATAGTCTAGACATAACTAAAGTATCTATTACTTTGTCAAGTCTAAATAAATCTATATCATAAAGATTTTTTATTACAGGAATATCAAACCCTATAATATTATGTCCAATAATTTTATCAGCACTTTGTAAAAATTTAATACCTTCTAAAATATTATCTTCATCATAAGTATAAACTTTATCGTTCTCATCTATAGCAACTAAGCACCATACTTTAGTCGCATTTAAATCGTCTGTTTCTATATCAAATACTAATTCCATTTTACCTCCTAAAACGGGGAGCTTTCTTTTGAAAATTCTAATTCTTCATCATGTTGTTCAGCCAGTCTACCTGTTTCTACATTATAAAGCAATGCACTAGCCATGCCGACATCACCTGTATATCTAGATTTTAAGATTCTTAGTCTAGTAGTTCTGGATTCTATATCGTCTGTAGATTGTTGGTCTCTTTCTAAAGCAATAACGCAATCAGATAACTGAGCTATACTATTAGAACCTCTTAAGTGAGAAAGACTTACAGAGATTCCGTTCTCATGTCCTTTGTTACCTTCAACTCTACGAAGATGTGATACTAAAACTATTCCAGCACCAGTCTCTTCTACTAAACTTCTTAGTCTAGTCATAATCATATCTATTGTTCTTCTCTCATCACCCTCTGCAGATGCACTAACTAGCATATGTAAGTGGTCTACAATAACCCATTTACAATCACAACCAACTATTAAGTACCTCAACTTGGCAAAGATATCTTCTATATCATTCGTACCAAAGTGAGCATGAATAAATACTTTATCATTTGAAAACAATTTGTTATACATTTCTTTTATATGTTCGGGATTAAGAGCTTCTCGGACAGGGTCAATATATAATCTTTGATTAGCTTCAATGGATAGTATTCCGTCTACTGTTCTTCTCCAGTCTTCTTCCAAAGCAATGATACCTACATTGTCTTCTGTTTTATTTATCAACCAATGTTCTAACTCCCTAGTAATACTTGACTTACCTAAACCAGTACCTCCTGTAAGAGTTACTAACTCACCTTGTCTAAGACCATAAAGTTTTTTGTTAAGTCCATTCCAAGGATAAGGAACGCTATCTTTTTTCTCTCGTTTCATAAACGAATCTGTTCGTTCAGAGACTCTAATGATTCCACTAGGTGTATAAACTTGAGCATCCCAAAAACATTTTGTAAAAGACTTATGTTGATTTTTTCTAAGCATATCATTCGGGTCTTTAAAACCTTCTGGTAAAGTCATTATCTTAGCTTTGTTTGGTTTAATAATATTAGCTACTCTTTTTGCCGCATCTTTACCCTGTGAATCTTTATCAAAACAAAGTATAACATTGTCAAAACTTTCTACATATTCTATATTTTCTTTTATATCTTTTACAGCTGACTGTGCTCCATTCTTTATAGAGACTACTGCCCATTGACTACCCATTAGTTCGTATGCTGCCATAGCATCACACTCGCCTTCAACTATCGTTAAGTATTTACCACCTGCTTTAAATAAAGTCTGACCAAACAAAGCTGTGCCTTGCATTGTCCCTTCAAAACTAAATCTTTTATCTTTTATCGTTCTTGTTTTAATCCCACTTAACTCGCTTTGATTATAGTAAGGATATAAATGCTGTGCTATTACTCCTTGTGAATCGTATATAGCTTTAACACCATACTTCTCAGCAGTACTTTTTGATATCTGCCTATCTGTTAGAGGTGCGAATGTACCTCCATGTCTACTCTCGAAAGAGTTATTTGTTCTTGGCTCAATAAATTTTCCTATCATAACTTTCTTTCCTTCTTCAAACTTGGGGAAGAACTCAGAGCAACTAAAACATTTAGCTGACCCGTCTTCATTAATTGATACTGCATCACTACTATTACAAGTAGGACAGGGTACATGATACTTTACAAATTTTGTTTTTTCCATATGTATATTCCTTATATAAGAAAAGCTTTGAGCTATTACACCCAAAGCTTTCCAAGTTAATTGATGATGAAACTAATCTTCGTCAGAAGAATCCTCCTCAACATCAGTCTCAGTTACTTCACTCTCAGGACAATCTCCTAATAATTTTTCTAGATTACTCCTGTGAGTCTGACTAGTAAAATTCAAAGCTTCTAATAAAACTTCTAGTGTAGTAGTTTTCGATATAATTATCGAAGCTTCACGAGATTTATCATTGTCTTCTATTTTAGAAGTGTCATAAGATTTTTCTCCAGAGTCATTTTTAATTGTGATAATCATAATTAAAATTCCTCTCCGTCATCAAAAGGACTAAGCTCATCTCCGTCAGCAGACTTAACAGGTACTAAGTCAATGACTTGCATTCCTTGAAAGTCTAAAGACCTTCCAGTTTTTCCTGCATACTCCCATGGATATTCGTTATATTGAACACGAACTTCTGAGCCATTGCCAACCATAGTGTCAATGTCTACTTTGTTTTTGTCCACAAGTCTAGGTGCAGGTCTTGCTCCATTTTTACCATTGACTTTTCTTTTGATAACGATAGCTTTGCCCACAAATTGTGGTGTTCCACTCTCATCTTTAATAGAGAAGTCTTTTACTTTAACTCCTCTGCCTTCAAACTCTTGAGCAATTTCATCACTCACAACTAAATCTACTGTATACACAGGCTCAAAAGTTGTGTTAGGTGTTTTCACACTTGCCCAATAAGCTTTTCCGTTTACTACTGCCATAATATCCTCCTTTGGTTTAGACATTGTTATTTGGAAACTGAATTATATTAGCTTGATTATTATATGTCAAGCTTTTTTTTTAGATACTTTTAATATCTTCTTCTGTCGGTTCATGCTCTTCAATTATTATTGCATTATCCTCTATTGATTCTAAAATAAATCTTAAGTCTTCGACAGCATTTATGATGTCGTTTTGTGTACTATTTATTTTAAAAAACTTTTGTTCTAAATTTGTTATTTCTCTATCAAGTGCTTTGATTTGTTTATCGTGTGTTGTTCCGATTGAGAAACCAACCACAATAATAAAAGAAAATAAAAATCCACTTATCATTTTACCTATCATATTATACCTCACTATAATTTTATTGATATTAATACTAGTATTGCTACTAGCAGTACATTAACCATAAATAATTCTATGCCTAAGATAGTATGATACCATACCCACCTAGTTTTGTAAGCATTATCTATAGATAAATCCTCTGGGTCTGCTTCTTTGTAGACTCCTTTATTTCTGTTAGCCCATAATTTTTTAAACATATTATCTCCCTTGTCCTCTATAACGCTTAAAACTTTTACGCTTGGTTTTATTCATTGTGCTTGTACCAATGTTCCTATGATTGCCCTGACTGGTCTTCTTACCACGACTACCTGTCGTAGAAACATGCACGATAGCTTGTCTTCTTACTGCCACTATTTAACCTCTTTGTTGTTGTAATAATCTTTCAAAAACTTTTCATTAAATTTAAAATACATATCAAAATCTTTGTATTGTTTTTCACCATAGTCTCTTCGTTCTTTTTGATTTTCAATATACATTCTCTCACAAAACTCTTTAAACTTTTGTTTGTCAATCATTTTTATGTGCTCCTTTTAAAAGTTTTAATATTAAATTTAGGTTTTCTTTCTAAATTAATATCATCAATTATATTTTTAGATATTCTATTCTTATCTTTATTAGATACTTTACTTAGTATTTCTACATCAGAAACTTTAGGCTTCCAAGTTTTCCAATACATTTTAGCTTTCGGGCTAACATCCCATGTCCACTCTATATCTGTACCATTATCATCATGTCCAAAAATTATTTTAGATTCCATTTTTTTCTATCTCCTCTAGTTTAGCTAAGTATTTTATATCATCAGATGAAACTGCATCATAACATAACTTGGAAAGAAAAGAAATTACTAAAGTCGCTATGTTATTTTCTTCATAATGTTCCCAGACATAATTACAACAGTCAGCTTCTAAGTCTGGTCTTGAAGGTAAGCACCAAAGTTCACTTACCTCATCATTTATCTTGTCATATATTTTATCATTTGCTTCGTTACTCATTTTGTACTCCATTAATTATTAATATTCAACATCATCTCGTGTTACTGTTATTACAGTAGCATGAGTTTCTATAACAACTCTAGCCCCACAAGATAAAGCAGTTTTTTCATTACCACTATAACTTATTTTGCTCTTACCAAGTATTTCAACTTCATGGCAGTAGGTATTTTTTTTACCCTCTTTAATAGTTATTACAGGCTTGTCTTCATTATTTTTTTTATTAGACCTTATCACATGTTGATTAACATGTATATATTTTTTACTCATAACTTCTCCAAGAGTTCCCAATCTTTACTAAAGTAGGCTAAATTATCTGCCCATTTATAATCAGTGTTATCATTATCTAAAGATGCTTCGACATCAATAGACTTACCATTCTTTAAATATATATAAAGCGTTGCCCACTTACCTACCTCAACTCTTTTTACATCTTCTACTTTAAAACCTTCTGACTCTGCTACATCTTCTATGTTCCAATGAAGTGTAGTAGTGTAGTTGGCTTCTATATTTTTC